TCGAAGAAGCCGAACTTCTCGAAGGTGCCTTCGAGCGTCTTGCGCTTGAAGCCAACCCGGTTCACACGGCCACCGTTCTCGGTCAGAGTCGGCAGCTTGCCACTGATCGTGCCGATGTCCTTGCTCGAGCCGTACAGGTTACCGTTAGCGATGACCGCACCCGAGGCGTCCAGGCCCTGGTCGTTGACGTTGGCGTCGTCAAGCAGCGGAATGTAGTGGTAGCGGACGATCTTCTTGCCCATGTTTTTGGGCATCGCGGTCACGTCGGCCAGTTGCTGGAAGTACTGCTCCTTGCGGGCCTCGATGAGCGCCTGCTTCTGGAAGTACTCATTGCGGAGCTGAGCGCCTACATTCGACGGCGTAGTCGGCGGCGCATTGTATTGACGAGTCATTTAATTCACTTTCCTCATATTGGATTACAGAAATTTGGGTTGAACCAGCTTGCTGAATTCAGCATCCGACAGCGCCAGGGGATTGAAATCCGACGCAGGCGCTGCCGATGCGGAAGCAGGCTTGGACGTACTTGCAGCTTTGCGCATTTCGCGCAGCTTGTTGTCATCAGCTGACTTCGGTTTCGGTTGAACGACCACTGGACGAGTAGGAGCTTGTTGTCCCTGTTCAGTGCGCTTCTGAACCAGGTGATCAAACCCACCACGCGCCTGGATCGAGTCACCGACTTGCCGGTAAGCTTCGATGTCAGACATGCCATTAAGGCGGCCAAAGATTCGTTCGCGTTCCACCTCAGCAGCGATGACATCGTAGATGCCACGATCAACGTGGTCATTGATGATCTTCAGAAGTTGAGGGGAATTGGCGACAATCTGACGACTCGCCGAATCCCATTGTTTACTTACGACTTCCAGCGTTTTCGGGTATGCCTGGCTGTGCTGAATCTGTTCCAGCACCATGTCCAGTTCGATCTCGCGTTCGTCGACCTTGTAAGACTTCGGGGTGTAACCATCCGCTTTCTCGGTATCGAGGGTAAGGGGATCGATTCCACTTTCTTTGATCAACTTGTTGATTGCACCTGCATCCTTAC